ACAAACTTGTACAGCTTTGCAATCCACTCGTCGTCTTTAGGTGTCGGAGGTACTGCTGCGCTGATACTTGCGACTGTGACTATAGTTGTTACAATGGATACTATGCCCATCAAGTCCATCACCATGGTACTCCTGCTGCCTGAGTTGGGTTCTTGTCTGCTTCAATCTGAGCAGCCAGTGATGCCTCAATAGCGTCCTTGTCTACTTCTGCTTGCACCCAGCCGATTACGTTAGCTTCAGTCAGACTGTCGTAAGCAATGAAGCCCGAAGCAGAAGGATCAGGCGTGAAACCACAAGTGCCGTAGCTAGAAGCAGAGAAGTCACCGTCTACCGCAGCAGCTCGCCAGTGGGCAACGATTACGCCACCGTCTGATAACTCACGCTCTAAAGTTGATATTGTCCAAGTTGTCATAAGTGTCTCCTTTTATGATTCTAGTTGTGCGACTCGTGCGCGTAGGCTTTGGATTTCTTTGAGCATCATTGGGACGAGCTTGCTGTAGTCAACTCCCATCATTTCTTCTGAGTCTGCATCGCCACTAACAGCTTCAGGCGCAACGCTTTGTAGCTCCTGTGCGACCATGCCGTACTTCTGATGTGACCCGTCAGCTTTCCAATCAAACGAACGTACCTGAATAGCGTCAATGTCATCAGAAGCAGAAGGCGCGTCTACAATATTTTCCTTTAGGCGTTGGTCTGAGGAGGTGTTGAATGCTGTTGCGGAGCCGCTCAAAGATATAGATCCAATAGCCCCATTTGGATTGTAAAACCTTGCAACTCCTTCGGCTGTAGTAACAGTTGTTCCTACCTGAAGAATGGTTCTGCCGCCAGATTGTCCAGTTTCAAAACCTACGCCCCCTGCACCGCCAGAAGGCAAAGCCGTACAACCCACCAGCAAGTTACCGCTGGAATCAATGCGCATGCGTTCTGTAGAGGCTGTATTGAATATAAGCTGATCGTTAAAACTACCTATTATTGGAGTACCACCTGAATTACCCAGCTCTATTTGACAATCAGTCCCTGTTGAGGTGAGCCTCAGTGGAATAACACCAGAGGTAGAGACATGCAAAGGTCTTGCTGGGGCACTCGCCCCAATCCCGACGTTGCCGCCAAAAGTAGCACCCGCATTAAAAGTAGCCGCACCAGCCGCTGACATATCAAGGGTGAGGGCTGAAACGAATGACGACCCGTCAATTCCTTGAATTATGAAATCACCGTCTGCAACAATGGATTGAAAAAGTGCGTTGTTGCCATCTTTTTTAATGGCAGCGTATTGTGTACCGCCGTCTAGGCATCTAATTTCACCATTGTCATCTGCGTCTAGTTTGATGTTTCCTGCAACATCTAGTGTTAGGTCGCCAGAGCTTACGTCAATTTCTTGACCGTCAATCGTGATGTTATCTACGACTACGCCAGCATTAGCTGTAACTACACCGCCAACAGCCAAGGTGGTTGCCATATCCACAGCACCATCAATGTCCACGACATCAAGGTTAGCGGTTCCATCAACGTCTATGTCTCCTGAGATGTCTAGACTTGCCGCAATAATCTCGCCGCTTGCCGTGACTGTGCCGGTTACGTCTACATTTCCCTCAGGATTCAACCCTATCTCAACAACGGCACCGCTACTGTTTTCCGTGTACAGCCTTCCGTTTTCTGTGTCTACTGCAAGCTCACCTCTTACTATGTCTGAGGCTGCTGGAGCATCACCGCCAAATTTAGTTACAATTGTTGTAGCCATTGTTTAATTTCCTCTTTAGTAAGTGCCGCCTGAGAGCGTACCTGTTGTCATGTTGTCTGCGTTAAGTGTTGAGTCTGATTGTAGTGCTGAGTCAGCAGTAGTACCCTGTGCTGACGTAGCGTAAGCCGTAGAAGCCGTTGTTGCTGCAGTCCCTAAGCCTAACGTGCCTCTAGCAGTAGCTGCGTCTGCATCGTCAACTAATGTTAAGCCAAAAGTAGACACTGCTGTTGCTGCTAAAGCTGCGTCTGCTGTTGCACCCTGTGTTGATGTAGCTGCATCTGTGATTCCGTAGCCAGCCAGTGTAGTCGGTGTAGAACTAAGCTCAGCAAAAGTTAAACCGGAACCTGCGTCAATCCAAGCAGACCCATCGTAAACCCTCATGACGTCCGTGTTTGAATTGTAGTACAACGCACCAGTGACTAAAGCGTCACCATCGTTGTCCACAGTTGGGTCAGAGGTTTTAGAACCTAAGTACCTGTCGTCGAACGAGTCTAGGGCTGCTGCTGCTGATGCTGCGCTGCTTGCTGCCGCTGTTGCGCTAGAAGCTGACGCTGTTGCACTGTTAGATGAGTTGGTAGCTGAGGTTGCAGCGTTGGTAGCTGATGTGCCAGCGTTTGTTGCAGACGTTGCAGCCGCTGTAGCAGAGTTGCCAGCATTAGTTTCAGAAGTTGATGCGTTTGTAGCTGAAGTTGCTGCATTTGTAGCTGAAGTTGCAGCCTCAGTTGCCTTGGTTGTGGCTGTGGTTGCGCTGGTAGATGCGTTAGTTTCGCTTGTGGACGCCTCAGATGCTTTAGTCGTAGCAGTAGTCGCACTGGTGGCTGCACCTGTGGCACTGGACGCTGCGTTGGTTTCTGAGGTAACCGCATTGGTTTTACTCGTTGCTGCTGCGGTAGCACTTGTAGCAGCGTTCGTTTCGCTTGTGCCAGCGTTAGTTTCACTGGTTCCAGAATTAGTTGCGCTGGTTGCTGCAGCAGTAGCTGAGTTAGCAGCGGCTGTGGCTGAACTAGCAGCCTCGTTTGCTTTAGTTGAGGCAGTCGCAGCATCAGTCCCAACTTGAGACGCTACTGCGTCTGTAGTTGCATCACCAGTACCTCCAGTACCTCTAAAGATACCCATAGACTGCTCCAGCTAAAGAAAACAAAGGTAAAACAAAGAAAGAATCAGGGGGCCTACTAGAGACCCCCGTTATCTTTAGACAATCGTTACTCAGCAACTGCGAGAACGAAACCAGCTTCAGGACGGTACACCTGAACACCGAACAGGCAATCAGCCGTGTACAGAGTTGACAAGTATTCCTGCTTGTACTGGGTTTGTGAACGTACTGACTGCTGCTCTGCAAGAACGATAGCGTCCTTGTGGAACAAGAGTGCACCGCGTACAGCGATGTTAGTATCTGATCCTACTGCTCCTACAGCTTCGATAGTTGCACAGTTAGCAGATACATAAACATCTACGCCGTACAAGTTACCGATAAGACCTGAGTTTACAGTGCTGCCTGAAACAAAATCAGAAGACACATAACGGTCAATACCCATGATCGTGTTACGAACAGAAGGTGGGATAACTAGTACACGACTTTCCATTGGGACGTTGTTGTCGTCCAATTTTTGAACCATGTTGCGAAAGAAGGCGTCAGTAAATACGTCAGCAGCAACCATCGTGTCGTCAGTGTACTGAGTAGTCGTACCGCCATTATTGAAGAAACAACCAGTGTGTTCATAGTCAGTAGCAGCTGCGCCAAACACAACCGCACCACCACCGCCAAAACCAGTACCACAAGAGTGGAGGTCAGTGTCGATCTTAGTAGCCAAAGCGTAACCAGCGTCTTCAGTGTAGAACTGTCGAAGGCTGTTGAGAGCCTGTACTTCAACGATGTCTTCGATGAGTCTTGAGTACTCAAAGTGACGGTCGATGTCAACAGTCAGTTCGCCTTCAGTGTTTGCAATGATAGTAACTGCAGTGTCAGCAGCTTTAGCATTGGCATCGCCACGTACAGGCTTAGGGATGTGAAGCTTGTCACCTTTCTTGCCACTCATAGCGAGCTTTTTGACAAGAGGTGCCATCTTCAGGTTCTTTTGATAAGCAGCGATAATCTCGTCACTCCAGATTTCTGGGATAAACGTTGCCGCTTCCGTCTTTGCAGTGTTTCCTGTAGCGTGGGAGCTTCCTCCTGCGCCATCTCCGAATGTTCCGGTAGCCATGTCAATCTCCTTTTAGATTATTTGACTCGACCCTCCGCGTATGCTTTTAAAATCTCCTCAGATAAAGCTTGGTAACGCTCAGGGTCTGTTCTCATTAGTTTAATAATGTCGGCCCTACGATACACTTTCTTACGACTACCTTCAGCACTGCCACGTGCATTGCCTGTGTTGGCTGCCTTGATCTGCTGCTTACGTGCCTGTTTTTCAACCTGCACTGTCTGCTGTGCTACTGTCTTACGCTCTTTCCAGAGTGAAAACAATTCGTCAGCAGCTTCCGCATCAAACTGTTGGTCAGCTTGTACAAACAACTGAGTCCTAATCTTTGAAGCTTTAATCCACTCAGCGAACTTATCGTCCTTCAAGATGTCCTGCATGTCTGGGTGCTTGTTATTAAGCGTTGCCAGAGATGACTGTTTCTTGTACTGAGTAGAGTACTCTTGTGCTTCTCTAATCTTAGGATGGTTCTCAATAGCACGATTAACGGCTGCTTGAGGGTCCGTAAAATAATCTATATCGTCTTCAGGCTCAACGTACTGTTGAGGTGCTGTTGGTGGTGTCTGACTAGAAATGTAGTCGTCTACTACCTTACGAAGTTCTCCTACTTCAGAGGACTGACGACCTAAAAGCTTCTCAGCTTCTTGGTGCATGTGTACCACGTCCTCTAAGGACTTATTTTGGTACTTCTCTGGTATTGTAGGTTCTTCTTGAGGTTGCTCAACTTGTTGTTGTTGAATCTCTTGTTCTTCGTTTTCTATGGTTTCTTCTGCATTTGCCTCTTCAGGTTGCATGTCAACCATCGTCGCTTTTGACATAATTAAACTCCGTGAACTTAGTCATTATGGAGACTAGGGTTTTCTACCTGCTTGTTCGTGTTCTTTTACCCACTTCATGTGCCTACCGGGAAAGTCCCCAGTGTGTCCATCAAGTATAAAAGCCGGGGCAGACAGCATCTTTGTAGCACTAGCACCACACTCGCACCTACTGATTGAGGTACTAGAGGCTACAAACTCTTCATATACGTGTCCGTTGTCACAACGAAAGTCGTATACTTTAATCATCTACTTCTTCTTCCTCTTCTGCTTGCTCTCTGGCTACTGATATAGTATTCTCCAGATTAATCACAGAAGCTAAGGCTGCAACTTGGCCTTTACGAAAGAACAATTCTTCAGAATCTTTAACTGTCTGAATGTCAGCTAAAGTAGTTGCATTATTAGAAAGCTCTTGAGTGAGTTGTTTGAAACCTTCGGAATTGAAGAGTTCGTTGTAGTTGTTGAAGTAAGTTTCAAGCTCAGGCTTCATCAGTTTCCTTTGTTGTTATACTACAGTTATAGTATAGCATATTTTTAGTAAAAAGTCAAGTAGTTATTTCTTGGGCTTTTTCTTTACTTTCTTAGGTTTAGTAGTGGGTTTGTAGCTTCCATAAGCCATGGCTTTCTCCTTTGCTTTTTTAGAAAGTTCGTCTAAGTGAAACAGTTTCTTAGAAGTTGCACCATGAGAAGCACCCGAATGTACTTCACCATTGGGCATCTTGTGTGTGGCACCTGTGTGTTTTGTTCCGTCTCTGAAGTAATGAGGTACGCCTCTAGCCATTACTTCTTCCTCTTTTTAGCTGCTTTCTTAGCTGCTGCTTTCCCTTCTTTTGTGTAAGGGTACTTCACTCCTCCGACTTTAGGCATCACTTCTTCCTCTTTTTGGTTGTTTTGGCTGCTTGTTTGAAAGCTTTAGCGGTTGGTGCACCTTTGGCACCCGGTTTACGCATCTTCTCTTTACTACCTGCTGCAATACGCTTACGTTTTGCGTGTATATTATCATATAGACCTGCCATTATTTACTCCGTGTTGTTGATGTTCTGTCTCAGTATTCAAAATATTACAGCTAAGCAGCCATTGTTTTGGTATAACAATCTCAGCGTCACCCTGCTCTACTTCATTATTACTATTTAAAATAACATGAGGGCATATAGTGATTGTCAATTCGTCTTCGTGTATTTTTATACCACAAGAAACAACACGAGCAGGTTTAGTTGTGATTAATTCTTCTAAAGGTCTCCACCCTATGTTTCCTCCTCCAGAAGCGTCAAGCCAAACAACCTTATAAAACTCTACCATTTAACTTTATTAGACCAGTAAGCCGCTGAACACTTGCCTTTTGCAATGTTTTTTGCGTGACGAGCTTTAAATGACTTGCGTCTAGCTTTGTCTTTTTCAGACTGGGGGTTTTTACCAGCACCGCTGACTCCCTGCTGTCCAAACCTAATAGTTTTAATACTACCGTCTTCACATTTAGCAACTACTACGTGCGACTTAGTAGGATGGCTAGGAGTCCTCTTCGGTTGATTGAACCCGCTTACTCCTGCTCTTGCTAGTCTTGGGTCCTTCTCCTTTGGCATTACTGATTTCCTCTAGTTGGTGTCTCAAGTCTGCTAACTCCTGCCATCGGGGCTGGAGAAACTTGTCTACTTGGTTCAGGAGAGCTTGGAGTTCTTTGTCCGTCAACATTTTCTTTACCTTTTACTTGTCTTTCTTTTAGAAGAGTGTCTGCAACGCGCATACGGCGTTCAAACTCTTTGTCTTCTTGGTCTCCTTCACGGAGGTTTCTAGTGACTGCATTAATACGGTCAATCTCTAGTTCCATAGGTACAGCCTGTGCTTCAGCGGCCAACTTAGTAGCTCTAGCGGCAGACTCTTGAGCCTGTGCGCCTAAAGCTGCTGTTTGTGACTGCTGGAACTGTAGCTGTGCCTGTTGTGCTGCCTGTGCCATCTGCTGTGCTTCTGGGTTAGGCTGCATTGCTTGCTGCATTGCTGCAATAAGTTCTTCACGATTAGACAAGTTCATATTGTCAATAATAGACTGCACTAAAGTAGTGTACAGAGGTGAGTCTTTTTCCATAGTCTGTAGTAGTTGTACAAGCTGAGTTACTTCGTACTCCCTAGCAATAATGCCTAGAGTGCTGCTTGCGTTGAACTTGTAGTCTGAAACAGGGTAGTTCTCTGGGTCAAACTGCATGTACCTGTAGGCTGCTTTCTTGACAAAGGGAATTAGGAAGGACTGCTGGAAGTTAATCAGTGTCCGCTTATGACGTTTAATAATAGCCCCAAGAGACATACTAATGCCAGCAGCCGTAGCTTCTCCATTAACTGAACCCGCAATTCCAGCTGAGTCAACCGCACCAGTAGCCTGTTGTACCATCTGCTGTAGAGCATTTGCCTGAGCAAAGGTAATTTGATTAACTTGTCCAAAATTAAACGGCTGTAGGACTTCACGTGGGTCTCCACTGGTTAATATAATCTTACCGGGGCGTACTTCTGGTTTAGCACCACGTGGTAGCCTAGTGGCATCAATTGCAAGCATGGGATGCACTGTGAGGCTTAAGGCGTCAATCCTAGCTCGTAACTCAGTGTCAAGGGCTTTCTGTGAGTTGTAACCTTTTTCACACACACCTCGACCCCAGAACCTACCGGGAACCACGTCCCAAGGGAAGGCTACTACAGGTCTGTCCTGCATCATGTAAGGGTTAGCCTCAGCTTTCAACAGAATACCGTTGTTGGCAATTACTACAACTGCTTCTACGTACTTAGACTTAGACTCAGCTTCTTCACTAAGCTCTACTTCTTCTTCAAACTCGTCTTTTGTAGCGTTCTCTAGCAGTTCTCGTGGTACTAAGCCGTAGTACTTCGTAAGACGCACTTTGTCGTCACTGTAGATCGTGATGTCTTGGTCAGGCTCTAAGTCAGAGTCAGGAGCAGCAGTACCGACGTAAACGTCCTTGTACACACCTTGTTCCTGCAGCAGTTCTACCTGATGTAAGCTCAC